TAGGAACAAACTCTCCATCTTTGTAAATTAAGATGTCATTATTTCTTAATGGTTTTTTAATTTCTAGTACTAATTTTGGCATATTAACTGTTACCTTTCGATTTTATTATATATTAAATCATTCAATAATTAAATATATGTTTTAATTACTTGATTACTTTGACTTTCATATACTGCTTTATCTCTATCTTTCAGATAATTGAGATAGAACTTAAATCCTGGTCTAAAATGTCCTGCTTCATATTCAACACCAACTATGTTTTCTTCTGGAATATCATTAAATGCTAACAAAACATTGTTACCATCACAAATATAAACTGCTTTATCTTCTATTAACTGTTTCATTTTGTTCTTAGCATCTTCTTCTGTATTATAAGCATAACCAGTAACACCTATTCTACATTCAGTGGTTGCTGAATCGTATACAAAACCAACAACTGTTCCAGCACCACCTACATAGGTTTTTATGTTTCTGAAATTATAATTACTTTTTGCGTCATACTGAATTTTTAAATTAAGAGCACTATAATCTGATTTTCTAACACATTTTTGATATCTTAAAAAAGTATCTGTAAAACGAATGTTATGAGTATCTGAACAAACTTCAAACTGAGTAGAAATAAATGGTATTTCTTGTGAATCTTTGTAATAATTAGTAATGTGATATGTAAACTTTGTATTATTAACTTGTGTTAAGTTGACTTTTGGTCTAGCCCATAATGATTCGTATCCAGTTCCTGTTCCAGCACTACCATTTGATATAGCAGAAGAAGGAGCGTCAGTTATTGAATAAATAATTTGCTCAAACTCACCAAGACTATCTGTATAACTATAGTATTTGGTTCCAAGACCTTGATATCCACTCAATCCGTCTCCACCAGATTCAAAACTAGTAACATATTTATCCACCCAATAGTTATCTTGTAAACCCCAAGTAAATACTAAACTATTTCCTATTAATCTTGTGATTAAATCTAAACAATATCTATCAGTATTGTATGATGGATATGAATTTGTATCTTCATCATATGTTTGAATTAAAGCAGCAGTTAAAGATTCTGCTGTATATGAATATAATGGTGCTAAGAAATATTCTTCAATAAGTTCTCTGTCAGTTAAATCTTCTAAATGTCTACTATAACTGAATTCTAGATAGAATTTATTAATATCGTGTCTAGTAAGTGCTTCAGAACCACTAGAAATAACCCAGGAACGAATCTTTGATTTAACACCTGTAAAGTAATTCCTTAAGATATAATCTTTAGTTGCTAACGCACTTATTTCTATATGGTTGTTAAAAATCTGATACTGTGTTTGAAAAACAATATTGTCTTCATAATAATCACTAATATGAATAGTTGGACTACCAAAAGTTGTTCTAGCATTAATCTGTAACTGTTCATTACCTAATCTATTTGCTTTTTGATATTCTAAGAAACCTTGATTATAACTATCTGTATATGAATTAGTTTGATTATCAATTACAGTTCTGTGATGTTTTGGATAGTCGTCTTTACTTGCTCTAAAGATAGAACTTTCTAGAGTTTCATATTCAATCTTAAAAAATGTTTTTCTCCAAGTGTTACTAATACCTGGCCATTTTTCAGATAACCAATATCCGTCATAATCATCAGTTAGAGAAAGAGCATATTTACTAGCATATTTTCCAAGATTTAAAAGTAATTTTTCAATTAAAATAGTGTCAAAAACAAGCCATTTTTTAGAAGTTTGTGAAAAACCAGTAATGATGTTAGAATTTCTAGTATAGTACAAGGTAGTTGTGGTATAATCTCCCCAATCTTCAAAACTAATATCAGACATTGCTTCATAATCAACATTTTTTGTTCTCCATTCTTGTTCTTCATAAATCAATTTAATTACATTATCATCATCAAGAACAAGATTCATTAAATCGAATTCTACGTACAAGTTGATATCATTTATATCTTCATCATCATTTCCATTAGTTAGAGTTGCTTCATAATTAGAAATAATTTTAAAAGATTTTAAGTTGTAAATTGGATACTGTGTTTTTACAATTAAGTTTTGAGTTGTAATAAGAGCCTCGTTTGCTGTTAATGGTACATATTCATTTCTAGTTGTAAATAAATCAAGGTCTTTTGGATTAGTAACATTCACTAATTTCATATGTAGGTCACTAACATAATCTTCACTACTTCGACTTGTTTGAATATAATTTACATCTGTATTTTCACTTATATCATTAGCAATTTCTGTTAAATCTAGTAAATCAATTTCAACAGTTCTTACTGATGCTTCAAAAGAACGATAATTAGTTATTGTTGCTACAAAAGTATCAGGGTCATAGTTAGCGCTTTCATCAGCATAGATTCTTCCATTAATTACAAGTTTGTGTGTAACATTATTTAACGAAACACTTAATATTTCAGCAGAATATCGTTCCATATTACCTATTTCACTATCGTGAACATCTACAACTATGTCTAATCTGATATTTATTGGAATAGACTCAAATGTCATATTAGTTGTGTAAGTAAATGTAAAATCTACTACACAAGGTTCACTATAATCCCACATAACATTTGATAAAGTTCCTGTTTCATTTTCTGATAATTCTTTTCGTCCATAGTTAACTCTTGGAATACAGTCTTTGACCATCATTAAATCATTAAGAACTTCTCTAAAAGTTGGTTGGTTCCACTGCATTTCTGGACATTCTATACCAGTATATTTAGATATAACACTATCTGAAAATACGTATTTGTTAGTCCACGAATAACCGAATTCATCACCTATTCTAATTTTTGGACCGTATAAATCATTGTATCTTTCTAAATATGTTTTAATATCAATCACTCTATTAGGCATTTTAGTAATTTTCAAACTTGGTAAAACATAATTTTCTAAATCTTTCGTTGCACTGAATAAATCAATATCATAAGAATAAATCTTTGGATTCAAACAAACCATTATTTCAGAATATGTATCTATCAGCATTGTAATATCATCACCAAATCTTGAATCAGATAAAATTACAATATCAAAAGGTTCTAATGTCATCTTATCAACATTAGAGATTCTTATTTTTGCGCTATCTAAAGTTTCATTCTTACAAAAAGTTAGAACAGCACCTTCGTCTATTAAGTAATCTACACCATTTATATTTGCTTTCATTAGTTTTCTGTTCCTCTGCTTCCGTCAATTCTAGTGTTTAAACCAGAACGTTCTTGTAACTGTTGAATAGCGAAATTCATTTTTCTATCCTGCAATTTAAGTAGTTGTGAGTTTATAATATCATCTTTAGCATATGTTCCTGTTTGAACAACTGCTCCTATAACAGCACCTATCCAAGAACCGCTCATTTTCCAACCAGATGCTGCTGCTAATCCGATACCTGCTAATCTAGAAGAAATCGTCATAAGTCCTTGTGCTACTCTTTGAGATTGATAATCACCTGTAAAATTACCTATATTATTTATAGATAACGATACTGCCTGCTGTGCTTGTGATTGAATTAAATTAAAAAATTGATGAAAAACATATTTGCCAAGTACGCTTTCTTTATCATCTTCGTTTTTCTTCTGTTCAACACCAGCAGTACCTTGTTCAACAGATTGAGGTGTTCTGTTTGTAATAACTATGTAAATCTTTCCGTCATCAGCCATATTATTTCATGAATCCTAACTGTAAACTTGGAACTTGGTTTGGAGCAGTAATTATTTGACAACTAGTCAGTTTCATATTGTATGAAAAAGACGATGTTCCTATTTTATAAGTGATAGTGTAATTTTGATTACCACTATATGAACCTGATAAAGTATTAGATATGTTTGTTAATAAAGTACCACTAACAATTGGTGTACTTATTGTAATTGTTAATGAACTAACATTCTTTACAGAACTAGCAATATTTTCACCTTGTTTTTGTTGTGTATTAGTTGTCATGCTATAATTTAAACTAAAATTAATCAATTCTATACTCTTTGTATCAATCTTGAAATCAGTAACATCAATGAAACCTTCTAAAACATATAATGTAGTAGAAACATACATTACTGACCTATATCCATAAGCCACAGGATTAAAATTACTGAGGACAACTGGTTGACTGTACTGCTGTTTTACATACGTTGTTCCTTGAATTTCTACTTTCCAGTTATAATCTTGTGTGAATTTATCAAAAATAATCTTACTGACATCTAAACTATTTTGCTCAGTTAAAATTAATAATTGAATAGGTTGTTGTGTAGCATTAAATTGCTTATTATCGGCTAAATACTTGATTATGATATAGATTGTGTTTGGGTCATAATCTTTTCGTTTGATAAATGCTTGTTCAGTTTCAATTTCAAAATTAAAGTCAGAAAGACCTTGGTCTTCTTGTATTGCTGTTAATTTGCTTAATAGATATGCCTCATAATCGAAGTTCATTAATAACTGTTGCTCCTATCTCATTTGCTATGATTTCTGCTACTTCAACACACGCTCTATTTACCCAATGTTCAGATTTATTGTGTGTTCCGTAACCACCTGCTTTATTAACTAATTCAGCATAGGCTGATTTACCGTTATATGTTTCACCTGTATAAACAATTGTTTTGTCTTTCTGCCATTTCTTAGCGTCGTAGAATGGTGCGTCAATAACGATTTCACATTCATTTTCACCATATTTACTTATCTGAATGAGTGATTTCATATTACCAGATAAAACTGGTGAACTAGTAACTAGAGTCGCGAATAATAAGGATGTTAATTTTTCGACGCTATCTTCCATATTCTAACCTCTAGTCATTGAAATTGTTGTTTTGTAATCTGTGTGTTTGCTGAATTCTGATTCTTTTAAATGAATTTCGCATTGAACATTTTCTACGAGCCATAAGGCCTCATCATATTTCACAATACAACCTCTTTTAAGGTCTTGAATCTCGTCATCTGTTTCAATTGCGATATGGTCTCTATCTAGCATCCAAACACCATTAACTGTGTTTATCTCGTTATTTTTTGCTGTTACTGGTCTTGCATAGAAGAATCCGCTAGATTTATTCTGATAAACGTATCTACTAGCATCACCAACTGATGTCCGTTCATCTCTGACCCAGAACTCACATTTGAAATAATTTGTTCTACGACTATGAAATAAATCTATACGACCCATGGACCAAAGAAACCTCCAGTTCCTATGTGACCGCTCCATAAACCAGTCATTCTTAAGTGGTCAATAGCATTTGGTGCTAATGTAATTTCTGACCTAGCGTGCTTACTAATGATAATACCTTTATCTGGTTCATAACCACTGTCAGTAGAAATATCACCATTTTTAAACACGTAATAGGCTTGTTCAATTAATGCTAGTTTATAATGATACTTTTGTTCATCAGTAAAACATGGCCAACAGTCTGAAACAACTTTAAAGAAATGCGCGTTTAAATAAACTTCCATGCGGTCTTCAATACGCTTAAGAAATGCATTTACTTTATCGCTAGCATTACTTGTATCTTTTAATTCTTCTGCTAGATTGATACCTGTATATTCTCTGAATTCATCAGCGGTTATGTATTTTGTTAGTAATGGTTCCATAACTAGTTAATCTTATCATCGTCTCCAAATAATTTTTTCTTTATTTTATCAACATATTTCTTTTGTTCATCAGAAACTACATCATATATTTTATCTAATGCTTCTTTTAATTCAACTTCTTCACTTTCTTGTTCTTCGTAATCAACTTCTTCTACTCCGCTTTTCAAAAGGTCTTCGAATTCTTCTTGTGTTATAGGATTCCAAGAATCATCATTTCCTAGTTTCATTTCCCATCCAGAATCGTTTGGAAGTCTTCTTACTTGTTTTTCATCTTTCTTTTCATCAAGATTGAATTCTTTAGATACTCTATTGTATGCTTCTAACACCATATTTTCTGAAGGAGTATCTTTATTAGGGTCAAAGCCAGGTTTTATTTCTTTGAAAATAGCATCCATTCTAGAACCTACTGTTGGGTCATGTTCATACAAGTCCATTGCTTTTTCAATGAGATTATCGTTTTTGCTAGGTTTAATTTTTTCATATGGTTCGTTAACTCTCATATCAACAGTTTTTTTCTCATCAACTCTTAATAAATCGTCATCTGTATGATTTGGCCATCTTTGTTGTGCTAATCTTTCGGCTTCCTCTGGACTATTTGCTTCCACTTCACCTAACAAATCACCATCGAGTGTAACTTCATATTTCTTTTTTGCTTCCATCTGAGCATAACTTGGACCTTCTCTATCTGGACCACTGAACTCATCCATTGGATTTGGTTCTTTTTCATCTTCGCCAGTTTGTTTATCATTGACAGGTACGCTTCCTGGTTCGAGTCTATCTAATTCTTCTTCCATCGCATCGTTTTTAGCATTGGTAACGGAATCACCTTGTCTAATTCTATCTAGAGCATTCTGATGAATATTATCTTTTAATTCTTCGACATCAACACCATAATGTTTTGCATATCTTTCGATTTGAGCAGTATCATTATCTGTGAAGATTTCTTCATAATCCATGTGAGCGTCTTCATCAAAACCGAAATCATCTTCTTCGTTTAAATCAAAATCAAAATCTTCGGCTTCATATTCATCGTATTCTTTTCTATCTTTTAATGGTGCCCAAGTTTTACCACCATCTTCTGATTTTTCATATTTACCACCATTTATGCGCTTATGATGGCATGGACCACCATTATTTTCTTTATTCGTGAAATGTCCGTTTTCATCTTTATAAACATTCGCCATATTTCTGTACCTCGATACTTTAATTATAATATAAAATTAAACATAAAAAAAGAGGGAAATAAATCCCTCCTTAATTTAACAGCAACTAACTATTAAGCGTGTTGTTGTAAAGCAACTGGTGTGGAACCTGTTGTGGCAATAATTGTACCAGCGGCATCAACTAATGCGAAGAAGGCTGAAACACTAGCGGCTGCTTCAGTAACATCAGCACCGATAGCACCGAGTTTGTAATCGGTACCGGCTGTACCTGTTAATGTAGAACCAATTGTGAAACCATCTTTCTTATAACCAGATGCGGCTGTTGAATCGTATTCCATAAACACGATTTGACCTCTTAAACCAGCTGGATTTGTAAAGTAGTTCTTTAAGACCCAGTGGTATTGAGTTGCACCAGCAACTGTTTGAACGCTCATTAAGTTAACTTTTGTGCTTGCTAATGTTGAACTACTAACACTGACATAAACGCCTGGAACTTTGTTTCTTGGAACGAAAATGCCATGATATAATAAGTAGTTAATCATATAGCCGTGGAAACCTGCTAAACCAGATAATTCTGGACCATAAATCTTTTCGTATTCAAGTTTTCTAACAGGAACTGTGGCTTTTGTGGAAACAACCATGAAGTTAATAACATAAGAGGATGCTTGTGCTCTATAACCGTTGTCTGTTAATAAGATATTTGTGAAGAATCTGTCTGATGGAACTTGGACGATTGGTCTTCCCATGTATTTTTCAACTGTGAAGTCAATACCTGCTTCATTGCGGTAGTCACCTTGTGTTAAGAATTTTGTTAATTCGGAAGAACCTCTGATTAATGTCATAATCGCTGGGTTCACGAAGATAATTTGTTCTTCTTCTGGGACACCGTGTTCGAACATCCATTCAAACACACCATTGAAGTTGCTAATAATGTTAGCAGCACTTGGTGCTTCAGATTTCATATTTCCTAAGGAAACGGATGCTTGGTCAGCAATGAAACTGAATCTTGCAGCGTCAACTTCTGGAATAACTTTTAATCTGTGGAATTCTTCTAACGCGTTACCGATAATAATACCGGCTGTTTCTTCGTTACTGATGTAGTCAATACGGAATTGTTTACCTCTGACCCATTGTAATCTGAAGATTTCCCAACCGACATCGACGCCACCGATTCTGAAACCATCTCTGGAACCAGAAGCAACGTTACCAGCATAGGCTGCGTAATTTGCTTGTTCACCAGCACCTGGTCTAGCATTTGCTGGAGCAACTAAGTCGATGCTATTTTGTTGGGTTTGATAATAATCGGATAAGCCATCCATTAATAATGTGGCAATTTTAACGTATCCGGTTTCTTTGAATGATACATCAATCCACTTTGTGCCTTTTTCGAGTAAAGCGGATTTGCTGTCGTGTGCGAAGTATTTATCGATTGATTCTGGTAAATACTTTTCAATTAACTCAAAACTGTTCATAATTTTTCCTTTCTAAATTAGAGTGTAACACCTAATAATTTGCCTGCGGCTTCTCTTTCTTCGTCTTCTGCCATTTCTTCTTTTTTATCGGCATCATAGAAGTCTTTGTTGAGAGTATTTAAGGTGTCTTCGAGTAATTTTTTGATGGCATCATCATCCATGCCACCATCTTGGAGCATTTTTAATAATTCTTCTACGCCCATTTTACTTTTTCCCTTTCATATTATAATTGGACACCAAGTAATTTGCTAGCCTGTTCTCTTTCACTTACTTCGTCGGTTGTTCCTGGATTTTCGTTACCAAGCGAAACCACGTTATTTGGTTTATTATACCAATCTAAGTGAGTTTTTAAGGCTTCATTGAGTGTCTCTTCGTTGATATCGAGGTTCTTTCCTTTAAAATATGTTTCAATATCATCATACAATTCCGGTCTAATGTTTCTGCTAGTGAAAGCATATTTCTTAGTTAAATCTCGATGCTGATTCGTTAAATCATCGAAACGGGTTTGCAAGTCCGCGTTACCTTTGGTTAACTCCTCAATTTTTTGATTTAATCCGTCGACTAATCCAGCCTTACCGAATAAATCATCTAGTTCTTTCAAATCTTTTACACCATAACGATTGAAGAATGCTTGATGTGAACGTTCGATTCTCTTTTGCATCAATTCATTCACGCGTTCTTTTGTAAACATTGCAGGTGAACTCTTACCTGTTTGGCTTCCAGTAGCCTCTGTACCTGGATTATTTTTGTCAGACATAGTATAACCTCACTATCAAGTTAATTATATTTTATGTTATATTTTTTCCTATTTAAAGTATTATTTTTAAAATTACCGTTCTTTCCATTTTTTAACCAGCATCTCGGTTTTTAGTATCTCCGCCTTTAATTTATCAGTCGGATACTCATTATACATTGCTTTCAGCATTTTCAATCTGTCCGTGTATTCCTTAATCGCTTCGGAACGAGGTGTTGCGAAATGCGTATCTCCCTCTCTGTTATGGGTCTTGTACTTGCGCTTTAATTTTTTCAGCGTTTTACCTCTAACTTCCTCTTCAGTTAAAGCCACGAAATAATGCCTGCAATTCGGTCTAGTCACAAAATATACTGGACCATCCATAACCCATTGAAGCGACAATAATTTCCGCGACCTCGCATAATTCATTGCTTCTTCTGGTGCATTACGGTCGATATATAAGCGACCTTGGTAATCTTTATGGTCTTCGGCGCAATCTCCATGTGAACTGGCCAAATAAAACCATTTTCCATGGTCTCTACTGGTTTTTATGTAATCATTTATTATGACGCCCTTATTTTTTTCCGATTCTTCCATGACTTCATGGTTAATCAGTTTCTTGAACTTGTCGTTACTGTGGTTTTTTAGGAATAAATCCAGTAATGCCACCGCTAACAACTCAGTTCCACCACTAGGCACGCTAACTTTCTTCGCTTTATTACTTAATTTTATAGCCATTCCTAAAACGAATTTATCAGCGTACTGCGGCTTGGTATTTATCGTAGCGTCATACAACGCTTTATGAATTTTACGAGCCGATGTACCTTTCAGGCACTCGGAATATATAATTGCGAAATACTTATTCTTCAGACTCAGCAAATGCTTCTTCTTCTTGTCCTTCAGATTGTAATTCTTTTCCAGTTCTTGTTTCATTTTCGTGTTCCATTAATGCGTTTAAATCGAAATCGTCATTCTTCTTGTTATCATCTAACCAAGCAATCTCAGCGGCTAACTCTTCGTCGCTTAATTTACCAGCCCAAAGCATATTCACATACTTCTCTGTGCTAATCTGACCGTTATTCCAAGCAGGACCGAGGATTTGTAACTCTGATTCGAATGATGGATTAGCGAACTCATCGTATTTCACTGAAATCTGATAATCCTTCTCTTGCATGATACCTGTATCCAAGTAATCCTGACACATCAACAGCATATTGCATAATTTAACGAGCGCGTTCGTTTCATTTTTAATAATCGTATTACGCGTAAATATCGTTTGCTTCTCTTTCTCTCTCTGAGCATCAGCATTATCTTTCTTAGCAATATCGATACCAAGCGAACTCGGGCTTAACAAACCGACGAGAATCGTTCCTAATGTATCAGCAAACAACTGGCTGTACTCACCAAAATGCAAGTCTGGCTGAGTCGTTTTAATTTCTGCGGCTACATTACCATCTGCGTCTGGCGAGGTTTCCAACTTAACGAACTGTCTGTTATACAACTTCGGTAAAATTGGCTCACCATGTTTCGTTCTCTGTAATAGGTCAACTGGATAATACTCAACTGGCGTACTGACTCTGTTTGTCTGACCTGCTTGCGTCTCAATCTCATCAAGCATATCGAACAAGTCAAGTTTACCATCATACATCGACTTACCTCTGTTCCTATGCAATGGGTCGAAATAGTAACGGTTTGGTACGGCTAGCAAGCAATGCAATCCTTGAATCAAGTGACTCTCGAGGTTCGCTAACTCTGGTACCTTATCCACCTTACAACTCAGCAATTCATTATTCTTAGCCAACTGATATAATTCATATTCAATCGCAAGGCCTTCTGGTCTGAGCGTTCTAGTTTCAAATAATACATAATTCTTATCCTTCTTATCCTTGTAATAGGACTTGAACCACATACCTAGTAAAATATTCGACTTTTCAATCGGTCCCCAATCTTCAGCACCATACCATTCAATCAATGGATGCTTACTTAATGCCGGATTCAAGTTAATTTTCCAAGCACCATCACCTTCGACGCAAGTCATCGGTCTAGATTGCTGAGTCAACATGAATTCGAAATTATTCTCATCGAAAATATCATTCAATCTATTATCAATCGCTGTTACTGTTGGCATACCGACGATATTGCTGATTGTGTCGATAATTGCTTTAGGTACACCTGAATGAATACGCTTGACCGCTTCATTGATACTCATTCCCCAGAAAAATAATCTCTTGTTTCTGTTATAAATAGGATTGCTGGCCCAACCATAGGTCTGTTGGTTCGTGTACCAGTTTAATAATTCATCACCATCACCGATATACCAATAACGATTAGCGCGGATATTGCTAATTCTGATTGCTTCATCGTCATTAATGTATGTTAATCTCTCTGAATTTGGGTCATTATTTAATTTATACAAACCTAATTGTTTTAAAACTTTACATCTCAATTTTTCAAACACATTCATATTACTGTACCTCAATTTTTATTATATTATATCATTTTCTGATTTAAAAGGGTCTTTAAAAACTTTCCATCTACTGAGTCGCTTCCTTAACGGTATCCAAGCATATTCGAAAGCATTTATAGCATGGTCGTCGTAATCTTCTCTAACTCTACCATCCTTTGCTTTCCTAGCGTTTTTTATCTCTCTTGTCAGGTTCGAGCAGGATTTGCTAATGCGGAACGCTCCTAGCGCCATCAACTGATTCTCAAAATAAACTCTAGTAAGAATCGGTATCTTGGTACTCGGCATAAATCTCAAGTTATAAGCATCTTGCCTTTTCGCTTCCATCACTAATCCATCTATGAAACCGCCTGAGTCAGCACAATCCACATAACAAACTACTGTTCCTTGTATCTGATACCTCAAGACCCATTCCTTTAATTTCGATATCATTTCGCGCTGGATTATGACGCTGCTTTTTCTCTCTGCTTCACTTCTACCTTCATTGCTATCGAAATACTCATCAATACTCTCTATTGTACCCCAATCATCAGTTATCCCGATTAATTGCATGGTATTAGCACTACCTAATCTCTTCGCATTCTCTTCACTATACTTAATTCTACCTTCACCATTCGACATACCGAAGTCGATACCAACGCTAATCGCTTGGAAATCCATTGAGTATGCGTGGTACTCTGGAACAATCAAACTGTCATCCCAATGCGAATACGTCCTATCGCTAACATTACCCCAGCACCCGAGATTCTCGACCAAGTAAATATCATACGCTTTCTCTTTCATTCTTAGCGCACCTTTTATCTGACCTTCAGATAGGAACGGATTACACTTGTAACTGCTAATATGCAACGCTAATCCATCACCATAACCTATATTAAAGTCAGGGTCGCTATAGAATTGATAATGCTCTTGCTCTAGAGTTGGAACATCATCTTCCAAGCGGCCTTTGAAAAACACATCATACAACCAATGGCCTACGTCCCAAGCATTGAATAAAAATGTAATCTGTACTTTGAGGTCATTTTCATAATTTGGTACACGAATAGAACCATCTACCACACGGAACTCCTCATAACTCTTCAACTGACTCGCTTCCTCAAAATATATGTCCGTCCAATAGCCTGTCTCAACACTAGTACCTGTGATATTTTCGACATCATTCATACCACCGAATAGTATTACCTGACCGGTACGCTTGTATGTAATTTTATGCGGGCTGACTGTGAATTTAAACAGATGCGATATTCCTAACTTACGCGCAACATTCTTTAATATAGTATAATTCGATTGCGCGTTATCTTTATCATTCTGTCTGACCATCAAGATATTGCGTCTTGGGTCACTAAACAATTTAAAATACGCTTCCATTCCGATAAAATTGTAAGTCTTACCTGTGGAACGCGCTCCCTTTAACGCTCTATATCTAGCGTCGCAATTTGTAAACCAAATATCGCTGAAGTCATGTAAATACAATTCTTCATCATTTATTACTATCATTGTTTAATATGTCTACCTTTGATATTTCCTAGTTGGACAATTACCTTTTCATCAGCAGTACTGATTTCTTGCTTATCCATAAACACATTATCTCTTCTTTGTCTAATCCACGCTTCACCTGTCCAACTTCTGTCACCATTTTTAATCTTTTGAACTGAATTTCTGACGACCCACGCATATGTTTTTTTAATACGGTAGTACAACGTGCGCTCTAGAGATTCGACATCATTTTCCATATCTTGCTCACCTTTGAGCATCCAGTTTTGAAAAGTTGTATAGTGAATACCGCAACCTTGAGCACAATATTCAAATGGAGTATCTGTTTCTACCCATTCGCATAACTCATCTATCAGTTGTTCGCTTAATTTGGTTGCCATATCGTACCTCAAGTTAATTATAATATACCTAGGACAGAAATAAAAGAATTATTTTTATATCGCACGCGATAGTTTGATGCGCGCGTTTCTGTTAAAAATATAATTAATCGACTTTTTTATCGCGTTTAAACACACGAACTATCGCGTATGTCTGAGTCGTTAAGGGTTTTAATAGTTGCCTAAGGGTTTGTTAAGGGTTTGTATGTATTTTATATATTATATAAATATACAATACAGGAATGGTTTTCGATTTTCACAGAAACTTTGTTACGTATATATGTAGATAGTTTCTGAAAAATGGAAAAAACCATTAAAACCCTTAGCCATACCCCTGAACCATTAACCATAAGTTATTATATTATAATAAAAACCCCAAAAACTTAAGGGTTTTAAGGGTTTTGTTAAAATTCTCGAAACTAGTCTGCGGTACCTAGCGACCCTGGTCAAGTGCCCGACCTTCGAATGCTTCAGCGATTTCCTCAGGAGTTAGAGGTTGTTTTCTGATAATTGCTTCTTGCATCTGAATAAGAATTGAACCATAATTTCCCATAATAGGTAATTGAGGTAATTCACCGAATAATTCTTCGTATGATTGCATGATTTCCTCAGCGTCGAGATTGTTATTTTTGTTTGTATCCACTGAGTCGAGATTGTTATTTTTGTTTGTATCCATATTTGTCCTCCAGAATTTCATAATATATTTCTACCGCTTTAGGAGCAATTTTCTTCATAAAATTACTAAAATTATGCTCCCTATCGCATATTAAATCACAAGTCATTTCAGCGAAGAATTCTGTTCCTCTGTTGGTTCTGACAAAATCTGTATCTTTGTAACCGTTAACTGGGTCGAAATAGTATTTCTGATGCGTCCATGTATCGAATTTTTCCATGACAAAATCGTATCCGAATGTACCTTGAATGACATCGATAATTGATAACCGACCTGACGCATATCTGGCTCGTTCATTGCGGGCTTTGGTTTTATCGATTGTTCCGTTATCTCTGAGTTCGCCCATTGATTTGCGTAGGTCCTGTAAGCGTTCGCATTCCGATAGAACAGCATCTATGTCCACCTCAGATATTTCTTCCTTGAGTATTTCAGCGAGTGTTTTATCGTATTTCTTTGATACATATCTGCTGCTAGAATATTCACCTGATACAGTATTATCTAGGGCATGGCCTGACTCATGGAAGAGATTGTCCATGGTCTGATACCATTCATCACCATAATTAACGTTCATAACGACCTGGTGTTTGTATCTTGAGTAATATGTACCACCACCAGTATATTCATCCTTAGCCCAGAGTTTCTGGACGTTAACTCGCTTAGCAATCATATCACCTACGATACCTTCGAGTTCGGGATTAAGTACCTCATGCTGATTATATTGTGATTTGAGTCGCTCTTTGGTTTCCTTATAGGAAGCGTCAAGGACACCGCGGAATAATTTTTTAGAAGTAGTTTGTTTGAATTCTTCGATATCTAGGTCAGATTTAATATCGTAATCGTCGAATGTTGGTTTGGATTCGTCCTGCCAATCTGACTCATCGAATCTCTCAGCCATCGCTTGTTCTAGAGTCTGACCGTCCTTAATAAATATATGCGTTCCATTAATAGTTACCCAGCGACCGTTTTCATCCTGCATAATTATATACCTCCGTTTGTATTATTATAAGGTATTTTGCTAGAAACATCAAGTACCGAACGGGCTAAAATATATATGTATCCGCGAGATTCCACGGTATGCTGGAAATCAATCTGTGCTTTGCGTTGCTGTCCGGTTCTGGTTTTAACTTCGATAAAATATATCGTACCATTCGTTAAAGCGATTAAATCACTGAAGCCATCAGGTAAGCCAGTATCGAACCAAGTACCATCGATGCATTGCACCTTACCGACATTACACCTGAAACACAATATATTATGCTCCCCGCACCAGAGTCTGATAGCATTCTGGATATTATGTTCGCGTTTAATTGAGTTGCTTTGGTTCGGCATCAACGACTTCCTCGTATTTTTCGCGTAATAAAGCATCTCTAGCATCAAGGATTTGATTCTTGTAATCGGACATAATTGTGTCGATATTGATTTGTAAGAATTTAGCGATATTAAGCATATCGTCCTTGAATTTGCTGATATAAATAATGGTGTTGTAGGTTTTGAATTCGTTTCGTAAGCATTGGACGAGATAGTATTTGTTATCCATTTCCCAGACGCTGATAAGGTAGTTACCGCGCTTCTTGAAGATAGTTAAGCGTTTGGCATCTGGTGAGCGCTGTAAGCGTTTGAATTCTGCTTCGCACCATCTGATTCTATCGGCCTCAGATTCTGGTAGGTCTGAGATTGTGTCTTTCATAGGAAAGATTTTGATGTGATTTCTTGCGCTTTGATTTAGTAATAGTTTGTTCATTGATTATTTCCTCCGTTCCGCAATTGATACAGATAATTTCATCACCTGAAATTAATAGTGATTGCCCGCATTTAGGGCAAGGATATCTAGAATAGTATTTCACTTGCGTTTTCTCCATTGAGTATTATGGCTGATTCGTTCCATTTGCTTTTTATTATAAATCATTTCGCGCTCCTCTTCATTCAATCTAGACCATTCGGCATATTTCATACATATGCTATGGCATCCTAAAACGCGTTCGTTACAATTTTTACAAGGACATTCTTTCATAAGTTACTTCCTCCACTTCGAATCTATGAATGATTGTGATTTTGCAAGGATATCTACGCTTCACTAGAGCGTATTCAAGTGCTTGCTGCTCAGTATCGAAATCTGTTACTGATTTAACGGTTTGTCCGCTAACAGGATGTCTGATGATTATTACTTCCCACAATTCGTTCATTCAATCACCTCGATATCACAATCAGCATCGCAGAATGGTTCATCCTCACCATCTACATAATAGTAATAGCATTCTTCATATGAATTGAAACTCAGCATAACTACCTTGTATTCTTTACCGTTAACTCTAATTTTCATACTATACCTCCAAATGGTAAACTCCGTTTAACCAGTATTCTTTGATGTTGTTGTCCCAGATATAGCCCCAGCACTTGGCTCTTGTATTGAATATCATGGTGATTAATTCGTCACCTTCGAAATAAACTAATCTAAGCATATAATATAATCCTCTCCGTCTGTTTCTAAATGGCAGGCAATAGGTGGAATATGGATTCTGCGAACCGTATAACCTGCCTGGTGTATACTTAATCTGCGTTCGGCTTCAACCAGCGCAGAATATTGATTTTTGCAGATGATTTCTTCACCTACGATTCTGTCTATAACCCTAAACATTTTCTCTTCATCCTTCTGCTTAATTCAGCCTTCATAAGTTCGAGTTCTTTCTCGATTTTTTCAAGTCCAGGTTTGTATTTGACATCAATATCAACTAACTGTTCTCTGATGATTCTTTGTTCAGAAGCAAATCCGAATATATCGATTAATGCTTCGTTACTTAATTGTCTGATTTCTTGTTCTGTCATTTCCATTACCTCCCAGAGGGGCTATATTAGCCCCTAACCTCCTTGACTAAAACTCTGATGTGATATCTCTGAATGTTGTAACCACCGGCTCCGATGGATTCAACTCTGGCTTTACCTTTTTCACCAACTACTACTCCGTTGATAATAGCATAACCTGCGTTATCTCTATCGAGATACAAGTATTTCGCATCTGTGATTTTACCTGTGATTTCAACTGTTCTTTCAACTAAGTTGAGGACGAGAACTTCAGCGGCTTTAACATTAGCCTTGTGAATTTCTTCGGACTTAATGTAAGCGAATTCGTACCAATTAGAACCCCATTTAGTTCTCATATCGTAATGGAATTGTCTGTAAGCATCTCTATCGCGATAGGCTGGTTCATTTTTTAAGGCTGCTCTGATTTCTGATTTTTTCCATTCATCGTAAGCATCCCATTTGGTAATCAAGTTTTCTTGAAATTCTTTGATAACTTCTGGGATTTCAGATAATGTGTTTTCTTTACTACTAGCAACTTCAAGTTGTTTTTGATACTTAACTAATGTTGCTTTAGCATCTTCAAGTTCGTATCTCTTGCTGTAGTATTCTGGTAACCACATCGCATTGTGCGCTTTTTTCCAAGCATCCAACTCTGTGCGGTCTTTAGTTTGAAAGAATCTATCGCATATTGCTGTGAATTCGTCATCAACGATATACTTATCTAAGTTCTTCTCTCTCTTCGCGATTTCTTTTTCTTTCTTCGCGATTCTAATTTTAATTTCTTCAACTGTCATACAATAATCTCCTGACCTTTTCCGGTCAATTATATTATATAATATATTTAATAAAAAATAAATAGTTTTTTTATAATTTTTTTATATATTTTTTATATGAATATTTTTCAATCTGTTGATTCTTGCTTTTTCTCTGTATTCAGGATTTTTCATACAGTTGTGTTCAGACATTTTTCTTCTAGTTTCTTCAGATACTGTATGACCTTTCATTCTTTCACTGTGTTGTTTTCTCTGTTGTTCAGAAATTGTTCTACTTTTTGAAGCAAGAGATATTTTTAGTTTCGATTCTTCCGAATGATGCTTTCCTTTAAAAGTTCCTGGTTTGCCTTTGTTCCAAGGTGTACAACCTTTTTTAAAACCTGAATTAGGATGATGTTTAACAACTCCTGTTTTCCAATGATTTTTGATAGTTTCAGAAATCTTATTATTTACAGAACTACCTAAATCTCCTCCATTACCGCCTTCAGAAACATTGTAATCTGGTTTCAATTCGTTTATCCAGTACTTTTCTCTTTCATTCAGTACTTCTTTTGATTCACAAGATTCAATTAATTCACAAATAAAATTATCAAAACCATATTTTTTGAATGCTTCTAGTAAAATTATTCCACTACCTTTGTAAACAGACAATTCAAGTTTGTTTGACTTGTGTTGTCCTACATAAGTTTTGTTGTTAATTAAGTTTGTTGTTTTATAAATATATCCGTACATAGACACTCCTATCCGATGCTCAGCGGGCCGGCCAGCACCGAACAAGAGCATCTGTGTATTTATTATAGTATATTTCATACTTTATTTAAACGATTTTTTCTAGCATTTATTATCGTTTTTGCCCAGAAATAAGGATTCTTATATTTCCTCTTAATACCTAACTGTACTAATTCTTGTTCGGTTCTACACATTCCTACTTCTTGTCTAGCGGCTTTTCTTTTGATTTCATTTATTCTTTCGAGTTCAGCCTTTTCATCAGCCTCAATTTGCTTGCGAGTCTTATGATTATCTGCTCCACAGTATGGACAGATAGGTCCAGTTCCTTTATAAACACGAAAACACTTCTCGCATTCCCTAACTAATACATCAGGTTCTCTAGTTGCATTTCTGATTTTGCTAGGTTTCAGTGTATATTCGCGTTTTTCTGTTGGTAGTCCGTGAGTATAGCAATTACCAACATAATCAATAATGATAGCGCGCTTATTTACCATAGGAGTAAGACATCTACAAGATTGCTGTATGTATAGTGTTTCAGATTGAGTCGGTCTTAACAACAAACAGCATTCACATTCTGGTAGTGTTATACCTTCAGAAATTAAGTTACAATTACATAATATCGTGAATTTACCTTCTTTGAATTCTTGTACTACTTGTTCTCTGACTTTTTCTGGTGTAGTTGCGTCAATATGCTTAGCAGGTATTCCGTTGCTATTGAATAAATCACAAACTTCTTTACTATGCTTGATATTCGTGCAATAAGCGAGCGCTTGTTTTCCATCTGCTAGTTCGCGATAATACTTGATAATGTCGCCATATATCTTTTTATCGCACATCGCTTCTCCTAATTCTTCATTATTAAAATCAGCACCGCTCATGCTAACTTTAGATAAGTCTATATTAAGTTTAGGAGCGTATAAGTCATATGGTGCGATAAGGCCGCGATTAATTAATTCGTCAGCACTAACACCATTAATAATAACATCGCATAAGTTAAGAGGTTTGTTATCTAATCTCTTGGCTGTAGCAGTAAATAAAATACGCTTACACTTATAGTATTCGCATACCTTCTGATATGATGCTGCGGCTGATATATGCGCTTCATCAATTATGATTAAATCTGGATTACCATGTTCACCTAAATGATTAACTTCAGTAAATACAGATTCTAAGCGAGCATTCTGAATAATTTTGCTGTGTTGTGATAATAGTAATCGACGATGGGCGAGGATTAGAACCTTTGAACCTTTCAAACATGCTTTTTCAACTATCTCTTTCATAATATATGATTTACCAGACCTACAAGGTAAAACAGCGCATACACCTTGGTGAGTGCGCAATTCTTCTCTGATTCTATTATACATGTCTTGTTGGTAATCTCTAAGCATCTTTATCTTTTCCTGCCGCTACTCCTATCACAATAAAATACATACTGAATACCGCTACCACTAGCGAACCGATTGCTGGATGAATGAACTCTTGAATAACTCCAGTTGCTGTAATTAAAACGAATTCTAGAACTAGTATCCAAATCATTTGAATTCATTTATCCTTTCATACGCTCTCTTAGCGTAGTATATGTAATCGATTTTTTTATAATCTAGACCGCTAAGGTCTGTATTCCAAACAAACACTTGGTCAGGTAAGTTGCTATATCGGTCATGTTTGTTCTTCTTATTTTTGTAAACCATACCAGGTTCCTTACTAGCAAAGCATCTATTGACCTTTTGTAACCTTGTTACTTGTCCATATGCTTCGAATGTTAAATAATCGAATGATTGTAATTTACATATCCATTGAAACATTCTGAGATTCTTAGCATACTTGACGATTGTTTCTTCAGGTTTCTTTCCGTTCATAAAGTATTCTACTATACAATAGTGAATAATAATCGGTTCTTTACTATTGTAAGAATTCTTGAGTAATGGATTATCCCAGCATTCGTAATACTTAACTGCTTCACCAACTGTATGAATCTCACCTTTATCATCACGATACATATAGTTATTAACATCTCTTTGATGGATATCATATATTCTATCTATCTTGAGAACGAAACCTGTTCTATCTTGCCATTCTTTAACGATTTCGACAATTTCTCGTTCACTGATTAGTGGTAGTGGTTTAGCAATAATACCATCTGTATTCGATTGAATCAGTTCAACTTTACCTTCTAACTTTTCTAATAAATCTACAATAAATAATTGACCTACAATAGGTACTAGACCTCCGTTCCAAGGGTCATAGAATCTGCTGTGTTTATTATTCTGTGCGCCAAATACAGCAAGTAAAATAGTTTTATAGACTGCTCTTTTAACTGGGTCAATTTTCTTTAACCTGAGTTGCTCATTATACATATGAATGTATATTTCTCTAGATTTCTCCGGCATCGCTCTGCTAAAGAGATTATAATTAATCATCACCAAGTTATAGTAACCACTGACATCGAAATATAATGCTGAATCATAATGACACTTTTTACGACCTGCGTGTATACCGCCTGCTCCCATCTGGTGAGGTAATCCGCATATTTCGAAAACTGGTTTATTGTCTGTTCTGAAGCCATCGCTTAAATAATAATCAATAACTTCTTGATTTTTGATTCTCATCTGAGGATACATTACAGGCTTAACCGCCTTAGTTTCGATATCCAAGATAGGTTCAGCCTGTAACACAGCCTCTGCTAATTGAGCCTGTGTGTAGTGTAAAGCATCGAGTGATAAATCGAATTCTTTGATTAAGTCAAATCTTAACTGAAATTCTGATTTAACTAATTTTAAATCATCAAAAGTTTGATTCAAATCGTCTCTGTTGTATTGTTCGGTTTTGAGTCTTTCTTCAGAGGTCAATGGTCGGTCGATATTGAAATCAACTCCTGATTCAGAAATGTTTTTACCAACCGATGCTTCAACTGCTTTTAAAGAAGTAGGATGTAGAGCCATTACATCATAATAGTTTAATTTGATATTAAGATAGTATCGCTTACCTTCATCCACGATGGACTGGGAAACAGCATAAGGGTTCTGGTTTTTAATAATCGCTTGGAGGATTATGTTATCGTAATCTGTGTTATTATGGCCGACCCAGATAGCGTTAGTGTTTCTCCAGTAGTAATCTCTAATATCAGATAGTGACCAAGTTTGATAGTATTCTTTTTTGTTAACATCATACACACCTAATAAAGTATCGTGTGAAAAGATTTCAAAATCGAATACTATAATTTTCACTATTCTACTACCTCTGCTTCTTTCTTTTTTGTAATTGCTAAGTATCCGATAGGAGCAAAAGCGAATTCTGCGACTAATTCGATTAACGCGGCTAATAATGCGCCTAAGAAGATACTTAATGGTGAGCAAGGAATTGTGAACAATAATGGATAAGCAATCATTTGGAACACAAGATTATCAGTTAATTGTGATAAGAATGTGGAACCGTAAGCACGGAAGAAATAAACGATGAATCCTTTGAATGTTCTTTTATTTGTTTCACCTTCGAATGTTTTTGTTTTATTGAATAATTTACCAATGGTGACATTCGTTAAAATATCAACACCAGAAGAACAGATAAATGCGAATAAACTTGTTAAGATAACGAGATAACTGTTACCAACTAAGCCGTTCATTGCTAATGCTGCTTCTTCTGTTTGGAACCATCCTGATACAGCGCTATCTGGAATAGCCGCAACACCAGCCATAATACCTGACATTGCTAAGGCTACACCGACATCAAAGATTGTGATTGCGAATGATGCTTTACCAC